CTTTCTTCAATCAATGGATTTGATAGATCCCAAAACGAAGAAGTATAGAAAGATACCGGTGCCTGAGTTTGATGCCATGAAGATCTTCAACATGGAATATCCTCAGGACAAGTCAGCAGCTTTCACCGATCAGATGAATGATTCTGGTCCTGGATGGGTATCTCGTGCGACAGGGAAGAAACGTGACATGATGACTCACGCTTTGCTTGTTCAAGTCTCTGTTTATCAGCGAATCTTGAAGTTTGCCAAGAAACACCGGCATGATAAATCTTTTGAAGAACTTGTTGCTAAGGCTGTGGAAATGCTTGAAGACGTGGGAGCTATTATTAGCAAGCTGGCTTTGAAGCTAGAACTTAGAATGGAGTTTGAGGAGAAAGACAAGATCCGAAGCTTCTTTATGGCTCCACAACGAGAGTATGGAAACGCTAAGGTAGCATACGAGCCTGCTCACGAATATTGCAAAAACAGGGGAGGCTACCGCATAGGTTTTCGCTGGATGGGTGGTGGCGCTGCTGAGCTTTTCGAATGGATGCAGGGGCACCATGGAGATCAGTATGAGCTGCAGACTCGTGAACAGTTCGACAAAGGAATAAAACCCAAGCTCTTGAAGAAAGGAGACACCACATATATGTGCGCTGATGTGAAACGCAAAGACTTCGCTTTCACAGCGAAGGACTTGCATTTCATGGCAATGTCAGACGAAACTTTCTGGGACACCAAACCGGAAGAAAAGAACCCAGCTGATGTTCTAATCAAGGCAATCATCAAGTGGTTAGCGGACAATGCAGCTTACCACATAGTCAATTGGCCGGGAGGATGGCGCTTTATTATTGGGCTTTTGTTCAGTGGCACGTACAATACTGGACATTTTAACACCAAGCATCTTCTCTGGATAAAATGTTGTTACCTTGTTGAAAAGTATCTGGAGTATAAAGACTCCAAACTCTTGAAGTTGATGGAGTTGAAACTCTTTGATATTGCTGTTCAGGGAGACGACATGATGGGCTACATTCGTGATGAATGTCTCGAGTACGGAATCACCTGGGAAGATTTTTTCGCCTACTTAAAGAATCGTTGGAACCATGATATTAAGGAGGAGTCATTGGTTATAGCACGGACTATGCTGACCTTTCCCGATGCCGATGGAAACACATCTACTGTTGCTGTCAATGACAAGGGCGAGAAATACTATAAGCATTATGGTATTATCTTCCTGAAGCGCAGCTTCGTGAATTATCCTTTGTACCCTAACAAGCACGTTATCATGCCGTTCCGCAGTGTGAGAGATTACATTGCCCGTTCCTTCCGACACACTAGCGAGATTGACAGTCATGCGAAAATGTTCTCGAAATATGTGGCGTTTATGATCGATTCGATGGGAACCAACCTTAAGGCGTACTTCTACTGCTACAACTTGTTGTACCTAATGCTTAAGGATGACGACTCACTCTTTGGAGGAGCACGTCAGTTCATGAAAGAAGAAAGTTTTATGAAAGAACGTTTGTACAAGATGGGATTGGAGGAGCAGACAGTCGATGAGCTCTGGGAATTGGCGATCAACCGACAATACATGTTGGATCGCGTTGCTGGACTCATCAAAACTTCGGAAGAGGAGTACTTGCAGAAACAAACCTTCCATGAAAGACCCATTCCATACAGCAAGTATTAAGACG